CGAGGCTGACGCGGTTGCGGGCGCCGGCCCAGGCGGTCATTGTGTCGAATACCGTCTTGTCCCAAGGCTTCGCGTCGAACGGCAGGCACTGAGGCGGGCGAATGCCCAGCATCACCGCGCGCTGGAAGATGAAGCGCAGATCGAAGTCCAGCACGTTATGCCCGATGATGGTCGGCACCGATCCGGTTCGAGTGCCTCCGGCAAGCATCCTGCCGCCCGCGCTATCGACTGCCGCAAAGAACCCGGCAAGCATGTCGCGCTCGGCCTCTGGCGTGCCGTAGTCGTCGTGGTAGAGCGTCACCGGCTCATCATCGCCAATGGCGTAACCAATCACTGCGATGTGGCCCAGCGCGCCGTCAAAGCTGGTCTTGCGCCAACGCTCTTCAATGCCCTCTTCGATCTCCGCACGCTTGGCGGCGACATACTCGGCGATCTTCGCTTCGTCCTTGTAGTTGGCCGGGGCGCGCACTGCATCCATGTCGGCCTGCGCGTCCTCGCGAAACAACTCCATCACTGCCGGCGACTGGCCGGGGATGGTCTCAATGTCCAGATAGATGTTCATTTTCAGCCCCAAAGAGAAGGGCGCCGAAGCGCCCTGTAGTTGTCAGATTCCAGCCAAGTACGGCACCGGAAGGAATGGTATGTCGTCGTCGAAGGAGTCCGGCCCCGGCGCACCTTGCTGGCTTTGCGGCTGCTGTGCAGGGCGTTGCGGCTGCGGCTGTCTAGGCGCTTGCTGCTGCCCATCACCTTTACTGCCAAGCATCTGCATCGTGCCGTCGATGCCCACCAATATCTCCGTGGTGTAGCGCTTCATGCCGTCCTTTTCCCATTCCCGCGTTCTGAGCTTCCCTTCGATGTAGAGCTGCTGCCCTTTCCGGACGTACTCGCCGACGATCTCCGCGATCTTTCCGCTGAAGACTACGCGGTGCCACTCGGTTCGCTCCTGTAGCTGGCCGGTCTGCTTGTCCTTCCAGCTTTCCGATGTGGCAACGGTCAGGTTGGCGAAGGCGTTACCGCTCGGCGCGTAACGCACCTCCGGGTCGCCCCCCGCATTCCCAATGATGATGACCTTGTTTACGCCGCGACTGCTCATGCCGTTTGCTCCAGGGGTTGTGTGAGTTCTGCTTTGCGTTGGTCCTTGGCGGCATTGAGCTTCGCCAGCACCTCGGGATATTCCTGCGCCTGCCGGTAGGCTGCTGCGTAGACGCTTTGCAGTTCGTGCATCGTCTCAACCAGCGGGATTTTGCTGATCGCTTCCTCGGCAGCGTCCATCGCCTGCTGCTCTTGACTCCGGCCATCGTTGAGCCAGGCCAGCAGCTTGGCGCCCGTCTCGGGGGTGATGACTTCAGGGTGCTGGAAGAGGCGCGTCCGATCCTTGCTGGCAACGGCGTAGTGCCCGTCGTGCGTGACGTCGAGGACGACAGTAAATTCATAGTCCGTACCGTCCCGCTGCTCACTCTTGAGGCCGAGCTTTACGATCTTTTTGCCCTCGCCCTGTACCGTCTCGGTCTTGCTCCGCATGGTGCAGATGATGTGCATCGGGCTGGTCAGGATCTTGTCTGTCAGCTTGCGGTGGCGCGGCGTTGTCTCACTCCAGGCCGACCATGTGTTGCCCTTAAATCTGGCCTTTGCCGTCTCGTCGTTGATCTCCAGGCAGCCGCCCGGCCCGGTCCACTCGTGCGAGTAGCTGTCGATGATCAGCACGTCATAGCCGGCGGCCTCTGCGGCTTGGATGGCTTCAACGTAGCGCTCGGGCGAGTAAGGTGCATGCAGCTCCATCACGTCGAAGTCTGCTGCGTCGGCATACAGCGATGCGCTGCCGTGCTCGGTGTCGATCACTGCGATTCGACTACCAAGCCCCTTTGCCATCTGGAGCGCTGAATAGGTCTTGCCGGAGCCGGATGGTCCCGCAAGTGCGAGCCGTAGCCGTGCCTGCTTGCGTTCTGCCTTCTTGAACATGATTGTTACCTCGGTTGGTTATCCCATTGCCGCTCTATGCGTGCGGCCTCGTCTTCGTACTGCCTGCGCTGCTCGCCCTGGAATCGCTCGGGGTCAAACGATCCGAGCGTCATCCAGTCGAGTTGAGCCGCAACAGCAGGCGGAACCTGTGCTGTGGTTGGTTGCATGGTCGGTTACCCGAAGAAGTGAAAGATCGCCGCCTCACCAATGAGGCCGAAAGCGAGCGTTGCGGAAAGGACGCCGAACCCGGTAAGGGTCCACCAAGCAGCTGCGAAGCTGTGGCCTGATGGGGTGTCGTCGTGCGGGCCGGTGTCGTAGGGGAGGGTGAGGGTTCTCATAGCGGCGCCCCGTTGGTGATTCGATCTGCAAGGCCGTGCACTACGACGAAGAACGCTGTGGCCACGCCAGCGCAAAGCCAGAAGACGGCTCGCTGTTTTGTGCTTTGGTAGCTAGCCATCACACACCCCCCAATAGCGCCACGTAGGCGAGAGTTCCGATAAGCGATCCGGCTACGGTGATGCCTAGGGCGCCGGCCAGCTCCTTGAGTTGGATGGTCATGGCTGGGCTCCTTGCAAAAGGTCTGGCGCAGGTTTGCGCGCTCTGCGTAGCGGCAAGTTGTACTTGCGGAAGAAGTCGCGTCTGGCGTCCAGCCACGCCTTGTAGGCCCAGCCCGAACGCTGCGAGTACGGATAGCTGTCGTCGATGGCCTTTGCTATTGCGGCCGGCTCTGCATCGGCGCGGCCAGTTCGAACAGTTTCCATGTGACCCCACGCAGTCGCATACCAGGTCATGGCTGCTCTCCTTGCAGGGCGGCGCGGGTGAGTGTTTCGGCTGCGTAATCCATTCGCCCCTCAAGTTCTGCGCGAGTCCACTCTTCGCCGCCGCAGCGGCACGGGAATGAGCATCCGCAGCCGGGGACTCTGGCTAGTTTTTCGAGAGCCTTCTTGTAGGCATCCCGCTCAGCGAGAAGGGCGTCGTAGTCGAGGGCTCTGACGTATTGCATGCCTCTCGTGTTCGGCTCGTCGGTGGCGTATAGGCCGGCGCCATCATTGGTCACCCGCAGGTCATATCTCGTCACTTCCTTGCTCATGCCGCCTCCTCCTGTGCTGGTAGCAGGAACTCGCTGACCCGATCGGATAGGGCTTTCAGGTTCGCTACGACTTCTTCTGTCGTGCCGCCCAGATCACCGCTGATGTACATGCCCTCGTTCAGCTTGTGTCGCCGATCTGCCGTGTCTCTGTAGTTGGTGTCAGCTGGAAGGATGCCGACCTGTACGTGATCGCAGTGCGGCGCAAACGCCATGTGTGCGTGGTACCGGCCTGCGCCGTTCACTTCTAGGCACACGCTGAACAGGTCCAGCAGTGCGTTGCGGATGTCGTTGTTCATGCTGCCTTCCTCTCCTGTTCAGCCATCAGTTGTTCGCGAATACGCGCCAGGCGGCGCAGATCACCTACCGTCATGTATCGCTCCTGCTCGCAGTCGAAGTCGTCACGGCTGCTTACGGTGATGATTTCGCGGTCATCAGAGACCTTTCCGCTCCAGAGGGCCGATTCGAGGGCGAACGGCTCCAGAGCTTCGATAAGCTCGTCTGTAGTCATGGTGTGTGCCTCAGAAGAACCCGCATTGGTGACGCCATCCGCGAACCGCGACCAAACGGTTAGTGAGAGATGAATGGCGTCCCGATGCGGGCTTGGTGTAGGAGGGGTGGCGCTACCAGCACCGCGCGCCGTACGGTTATCGCAGACCTGGGGGTCTGGCCTGGCTGGTTCAGGCGTGGGTTATGTCCAGATTGCGACGATGATGCCGACAGGAATAGCTATTGCGCCCAGGGCGAATGCGGTCACTACGATGGCCTTAAAGCTGTCTGGCGGGTTGCCTTTGTGGCATAGCGTGACGACAGCTACTGCAAAGAGCGCAACGACGCCGCCAGTCATTGCGATTTTGAGACCTAGTACCATCTCAATCTCCTTTCCAATTCCTTCTCCACCAATCCCACATGTACAGCGCGATAAGCACGACAAAGAGGATCAGGAGGTCGTAGACGGGGTGCATGGCTGGCCTTTGGCTTTGGCGATGGCGGCGCGGGCGTAGTGCTCAGCCTGTTCGTACACAGAGGCACCCATGCATCCGCATTCGCGACCGTTACAGCAGATCAATTCGTCAGGCTTCGCGTAGACTGAAAGCAAGTTGCTCAGCGCCCCCAGCAGCTCGTCTCGCAGCTCCTCAAGGAGCTGCATCTCTTCGAGCGCATCACTGAACTGAACGGCGCCGACCGAACCACCAAGCACTTGCATCCCGGCGTGGTAGGTTGGCTCCTTGCCATCTTCAAAACTGAGCACGACAGTGTGTTTGCTCATCTCATCCTCCTATGTGCTGATGGGTGCCCGCTGCAGCCTGTCGCCAAGCTGCGGGGGTGGGGTGGCTACTTGGCTAGGCTGGCCGCGTATTCGATTAGGTAGATTTTCGGAGCCACCAGAATCTGTGCTGCAGTCAGCGGGTATTGCACCAGCCCAACAACACCAACCACTGTTGCGCAGGCGCCGCACGCCAACCCGGCAAACCCGCCAAAACTTGGAAAGTTGCCATAGTCCTTCAGCGCGCTTCCTTCTGGTGCTCTGCAGTAAACCCGCAGAAACCATGTGTACAGCGCTATTACGGTGACGCTTGCTACTGTGAGCATGCTTGCCTCTACCAGCTTCCACATCAGCAGTTGCTGAATCACATCAGGCAGCTCTGCCTGTAGGAATGATGCGCCGGCCTCAACGCCTGCCATCGTCTTGTTCAGAATGGCGGCGAGCGCCTGTTGCAGCTGTTCGTTCATGGTGTTGCTCCGTTCGTGTTGTGACTCATCAAGCCGCCAACTGCGCCTCTTCCATCCGCTGCGCTCTCACTACCACCTGAGAGCGTGGAGCCTCTGGACGGCGAATCGGGCGAACCTGTGCGTGCTCAGCGCCTACCAATAACGCCAGCACGAGCGGGGCGATGATTCCCCGGCGCATGGCTTCGGCGATAAGGCCGCGGTTCGTCTTGGCGCCCAGCTTGAAGCGGGCGCGGTCTAGCGTTTTCTCTGCAGTCGATGGCGCACAGTTCATGCGCTCGGCGATCTCGTTCACCTTCAGGTCCAGCATCGAAAGCATCGTTGCCAGGAGCTGCCGAGGAGCCAGGCCTTGACCAAGGCGACCTTGCCAGCCCTCTACTTGGATCGTGTCCATGTGAATCTCCTTTCTCGGGGTGTCATCCCAAAGCGCCCTCTTGTCGAAGGCGCTTCAGTGATTCATCCGTTGCTAAAGAACTCGTCGGACTTCCTGTCCAGTCGCCAGTCGATCCCCTTGCGGGGGCTGGGAGAAAGCTTCGGCTTCCCCGTCCTAGCCGGCGTGTCCGGCGTTGTGTGTTGCGTTGAGGTAAATTTACCACGCGGAAAACATACGTCAAGCAGCCGAGGTAAATATTTTTGGGAAAGTTTACCTTCCATGCGGGTAACTCCTTCTCGCAAAAGTCAAAAATCAGGCACAAAAAAACCTGCCGAAGCAGGTTCTTTTCTCGCCAATGGCGTCATCCTGTGAGCCAATCCACCCTGAATACGCGCCCGATTACCTGGGCTTTACCAGCTACCGAGGCCTCAACGGCCTCGGAATGCGTCGGGTCGTAGGCTGCATGGAGGTTCATGCCGCCGCCCGGCATCAGGGCAGCAAACGCAAAGCGCAGGGCGCCGCCGATGTCGATGATGAAGGCGTGGCCAGGGCGAAGGTCTTGGTCCTCGCAATCAAGCAGCACTTCGGCATCAAAGGGCATGGCCGGCCGCGTCATGTGTTTCGCCAGCCTCATCTTCCTAATGTTCGCCTGGTCAACTCCGCTGCGCTCCAGATCCTGGCGGGACAACATGCTTTCGCACCGGTTGGTGCACGTCGAACAATCCATCAAAAACTCCTTTGCCCTGGCGTCCTTTACAAATCGCTACAGGGTAGTGGCATTCGGCTATCAAGGCTGGCAAATAAATCTATGAGCCAATCTACGCATCGATTTGTTTTCTATATCGGCGCAGGAGCAGGGTGCCGAATGATGGCACCGCTACAGAATTGAACCAAAGATTTGATATGTCGACCGTTCGTCGATGATGGCAGGGTTGACGCGAGATGGAAGGCCCGAACGAGGCCCTCAAAAAAACATGGCACCCCACCAGACCCGGCCGAGGACTCGGATCTTGTGGCGTTCGATTTGCTCGAGGCTGTATTCCTCGTCTGGGTGCTCGTCACGGTTGAAGCTGCGCAGACGAATGCCGCCGCCTGGCAGGCGGTACAGCTGCTTCACGCGAAGCTGGCCGTCGTGGTCGATCGCGTACATGTCGCCGTCGTGAATGCGGGTGGTGCCGCGGTCAATGCTCACAGTGGCGCCGTCGCGCAGCACGGGCTCCATGGAGTTGCCAGTGACCGTCACGCAAACCGCGTTTGCTGGCTCTACGCCGCGCGCACGCATCGTCCTGGCACCGAAGCGCATCTTCCGTGACCCCGCCTCGTGGATCGCCGTTCTGCCGCTTCCTGCGGACAGCTCGACCTCTTTCAGGAATGGCAGCTCTACCTCGCCGTCGTCCAGCGGCGTCTCGTCATCCCATACGCCGACCGGCTCCAGGTTATAGCTGGCTTCCTTTGGCTTGACGGCGGCTTGCTCGGTGGCACTGAGAGGCCGGTCTAGGTAGCCCGGCTCTAGCTCCAATGCCTGCTCCACGTGACGAGCCAATTTCTCGCCAACCCCGCGACTGTGGCGGTTTTCGGAAAACACGCGCGAGACGTACGAGGCAGAGCGTTCGATGGCTAAAGCGAAAGCGGAATCAATCCCATCGAAGCGTTCATCGATGAGTTGGCGGAGCCTTATTTTGCGGATTTCAGATACGTCCATGCCGCTATTAAAACCGGCATTTTCCTCGCGGGAAATTACCTTGACCTGCTGGTTCTGTGAGGTAAACTGCGTGGTAAATGTACCCGCAGGTAAATGCGCATGGACCTCGCCACTTACGCCAATAGTCTGCCTCGCGGCGAGAAGCAAAAGCTCGCCGCTCTCCTCGGCGTCAAGCCCACCTATCTCTCTCGTTTGATCTCCGGCCAGCGCGGCATCACTGCCGAGCGCGCCATCCAGATCGAGCGAGCCACTGGTGGCGCTGTTAATCGCCGTGACCTCTGCCCCGACTTCCCCTGGCAAGAGGCTTCCTGATTCAGAGATTCCCGGCCTAGTCATTTGAACGTCCATGTCAGTGGTTTCCATGGGTTCCAGATTAGGCCAAGCGGTAAAGAAGTGAAATCGGGGATGGGATGCTGTTTTTTCATCCAGTACCCAAAACGCAGGCAATAAAAAACCCGGGATGACGGCCCGGGTTCTTCAACAACACCACTTACGAGGTGAGGAAATTATGAACCATTTCGATTCCTACTACAACCCGGAAGCCAGCCAGCAGCGCGCAAGCGCCGTTATCGCGGGGCCGTGGCCTTCCTACTCGGCATTCAAGCATCTGCCTGAGCGTGAGCGCTGGGTGCTCTACGGATCGGCCAAGGCCTATCGCGGCGCCCTGGAAGAGCTGGGCATTCAGATGGCCGAGAGCTACGACGAATTCATCAAGCTCGTCACTGACGAGCTGGAGATTTGAGCATGAATTTCTATCCGTTCCATCCGGGCGACTACATGCTCCGCACGGCTCACCTCGACCTTACTGAAGACCTGGCCTACCGCCGTCTTCTGGACTTGTACTACATCAACGAGCAGCCGATCCAGGGCAATGCTGATGCCATTGCCCGCGTTATCCGCATGCGATCAAACGTGAGTGAGGTGGCCGCGGTTCTGGCTGAGTTCTTCGTCGAAACAGATGATGGCTGGCAGCACAGCCACTGCGAACAGGTTATCGCTCAGTACCAGGCCAAAGCCAAGCAGGCCGCGGAGAATGGCAAGCGCGGCGGTCGCCCTCGCAAAGCAGACGCAACCCCAGAGCAAAGCCAAAATAACCCAGAAGAAACCCAGCCGGTTATTTCCGCTAACCCAGAAGAAAGCGGATCGAAAACTAACCAAGAACCAATAACCAAAACCAAAGAAGAGCAAGAGCAAAAAGCTCTTGTGCCATCTGCCGATGACACGAGCGCCTACTCGGCTGAGTTCGAAGCGTTCTGGGCTGAGTACCCGAAGCGTGAAGGCGGCAACTCCAAGAAGGGCGCCTTCAAGGCCTGGAATGCTCGACTCCGTTCGGGCGTGAAGGCAGAAGACCTGATCCTGTCGGCCAAGCGTTACGCCGACCAGATGCAGGCCAAGGGCAACATCGGCACGTCGTTCGTGAAGCAGGCCGCGACCTTCCTGGGGCCGGATGAGCATTGGCGCGAGGCACTGGCCTCGAACATCCACCCGCTGCGCACCACTGCTGCCGGTGGCGTCGTGAAGGGCGATTCCCGTACCTGCCCGCCGCTGACCCGCAAGGGCGACTTCGAGTACTGGAACGCCATCGAGAATCGCTGGGAAGTCCGCAACACCGAAACCCACGATCCGGCCACCGGCTACGCCTGGTCCTACCTGAAGTCCAGGGGGCAGGCATGACTCCCTCCGAGATTGCCAGCCGTCTGGCTGATCGCGTCAACGACGTGTGCCACTACCTGCTGCCGGCCGGTAAGCGTGAAGGCTCCGAGTGGCGCGTGGGTAGCACCAATGGCGAGAAGGGGCAGAGCCTCGGCGTCCACCTGAAGGGCGAAAAGGCCGGCGTCTGGTGCGATTTCTCGACCGGTGAGACGGGCGACCTGCTGGACCTGTGGCGTGCGACTCGTGGCTGCGACATGCGTACCGCGCTGAGCGAGGCCAAGAGCTACTTGGGCGTTCACGAGCCGAAGCTTGAATCGCCCAAGGTAAAGGAATTTGCCCGCCCAGATCGGCCGAAGTGCGCCACGCCGAAGGCAGATAGCCCGGTCATGGCCTACCTGAAGGGCCGCGGCCTGAAGGCTGAAACCATCGCCAAGTTCAAGATCGCAGAGCAGGGTCGGCTGATCGTCTTTCCCTACCTGCGTGACGGCGGCCTGGTTCACTGGAAGACCATTGGCATTGACCGCGACGAGAACGGCAAGAAGACCGGCATTCGCACATCGCCAGGCACTGAGCCGTGCCTGTTCGGCTGGCAGGCAGTTCCGGCCGACGCCCGCGAAGTCACCATCGTGGAAGGCGAGATCGACGCCATGACCGCCTGGCAGTACGGCAAGCCGGCGCTGTCGGTTCCGTTCGGCGGCGGCAGCGGCAACAAGCAGGCTTGGATCGAGCACGAGTATTCCAACCTGGAGCGCTTCGACACGATCTACCTGTGCCTGGACGCGGACGAGGAGGGCGAGAAGGCCACCGAAGAGATCATCAAGCGCCTCGGCCGCGAGCGCTGCCGCCTGGTTAGCCTTGGCTGCAAGGACTTCAACTACGCGCTCGACACGCTGATGTTGACCGAAGACGACATCGAGGAGTGCTACGCCAAGGCGAAGAACCTTGACCCGGACAAGCTGGCCGGCGTGCTCGACTTTGCCGACGAGGTTTGTGCCGAGTTCTTCGAGCGCAACCCGACCGTCAGCGGCATGGAAGTGCCGTGGGAGAAGGCCCGCGACGTGATCCGGTTCCGCTCCTCTGAGCTGAGCGTCTGGACCGGCTGGTCTGGCCACGGCAAGTCGCAGCTCCTGAACTACCTGGCCTATCACGGTATGCGCAAGGGCGAGAAGTTCTGCATCGCCTCTATGGAGATGCCGGCCCGACGCACCCTCCAGCGCATGGTCCGCCAGGCTTCCGGCCTGTGCTATCCGACCCGCGGCTACATCAATGCCATCCTCGAATCGCTGGCCGGCAAGCTCTGGATTTACAACCAGGTCGGATCGGCAAAGACGAGCGAGATGCTCGAAACCTTCCGCTACGCCGCTCGCCGCTATGGCGTGACGCATTTCATCGTGGACAGTCTGGCCAAGCTGGGCATGGCTGAGGACGACTACAACGGCCAGAAGCAGGCCATGGAAGCCCTGGTCGGGTTCGCTCACGAGATGGGCGTGCATGTGCATCTGGTCGCCCACCCGCGCAAGGCGGAAGACGAGTCGAAGGCGCCCGGAAAGCTCGACGTTCGCGGCGGCGCCATCCTCACCGACCTGGCTGACAACGTGATTACGGTCTGGCGGAACAAGAAGAAGGAAGAGGCCATGAAGCAGGGCGGGGAAGACGCCGCTGTCTTCGAGAGCCAATCCGACGTGCACATGATCATCAGCAAGCAGCGGCTTACCGGCGAGGAAGGAAAGATCCCGCTCTGGTTTGACCAAGGCTCCGCTCAATACCTCGAACGCGCCGAAAGCAAGCCGCGCCAGTGGGTGAACTACTCCGGCCAAGTCGAGCAGCGCTCTGACCTGAAGGAAACCGCATAAATGCCAGTCATCAATGAAATGGCCGAAGCACTGGAGCAAGTCCGCACAGCCCCCGATGTAACAGATCGCGCTACTGGCCTAGAGGAGGCAGATCGTATAGGTGGCGTGGCGCTGGTACAGGCCAGGCTGCAGGCGCAGGGCGCTGAGGAATGCGAGGAGTGCGGCATCGAGATTCCTGCCGCTCGCCGCAAGGCCTATCCGTCGGCGGTGTGCTGCGTTGAGTGCCAGAGCCTGCGGGAGCGTCGCCATGGCTGAGAAGATCCGCGTCTCGCATATCGGCGAGCTCTCCCAAGTCAACGCCGCGATCCGTGCAAAGGGCTTCCCTTGCACGGTGACCATCACCGGCGCCAGTCGATCGCTCCCGCAGAACGCCCTGTTCCACAAGTGGTGCGAGGAGATCGCCCGCTTCTTTGTGAGCATGGGCAAGACGACCTTCGCAACCGGCGCCCCCATGGACCGGGACAACGTGAAGCGCAACCTGAAGCAGACCTTCCTCGGCGAGCAGCTGGTCCAGGACATCAACCTGAAGACCGGCGAGATCATCGACCGCTACGAGCTCAAGCACACAAGCGAGCTCGACAAGGGTGAGATGCACGCCTTCATGACCTGCGTGGACAAGTGGGCCATGGAGCACGGCATCTACCTGTCGCACCCCGAGGACAGCGAGTATCAGCGGATGCAGCGTGAGATGGGGGAAGCTGCATGATCGAAACATGGAAGCAGTTATCCGCCAACTACTCAGTCAGCACGCTTGGCCAGGTTCGCAACGACAAGACAGGCCGATTGCTTCGCCCGGTTCTGATGAGCAACGGCTACCGAGCGGTCAAGATCCCTTACAAGGGCAAGGTTCTCATGCATACCGTTCATCGACTGGTTGCGGAGAACTTTTTGCCTATCGATCCGGCCCGACTGCACGTCAACCATATCGATGGCGACAAGCAAAATAACCGCCTCGAAAACTTGGAGTGGTGTACCCAGGCCGAGAACAACCTGCATGCAGTTCGCTCTGGGCTGAATAAATCAACCCTGACGTCGGTAGAGCGGATGAACAGCGCGACAAGAAAGCCGGTCGAGCAGCTTTGCCTTCGTACTGGTGACGTGCTGGCCCGGTTCCCGAGCTGTATGGAAGCGCGACGCGTGACCGGGATTACGTCGATTCATGACTGCATTTCGGGCCGCCAGAGTACGGCTGGCGGCTATGGGTGGCGCTACCAGCGCGATTTCGGGGAGGCCGCCTGATGCTCCGCCAGCGCTACCAGCCATACCGCAGCCGCAAATGGCTAGCAGCGGTACACCAGATAGAGAACTGCGTGCTCTGCGGCGCCTATGGCGTCCAGGCCGCGCACCGGAATTTCGGAAAAGGAATGAGCCAGAAAACGGACGACTGCCTGACAGCAGCAATCTGCCCCGCCTGCCATCACCAGATCGACAACGGAAAGGAGCTGAGCCGGGACGAGCGCCGGGCAATGCTGGACCGGGCCATCTGCGAGACGGTCGCACAACTCGCCCGCATGGGGCTTATCGATGCGAAAAGGGGCGCCGCATGAAGACCTGCCCCATCGACGCCACCCACAAGACAACCGGCTACAGCCCTGAGCAGACCCTGTACTGCCACGACTGCCGCAAGGAACACCCATGGCCGCTAAAGCCCGGCCAGCTCCCACTGATCGCAAACAACAGAGCCACAAGGAAGCCGCAATGAGCTGGCTAGAGATCGCGCTAATCGTCTTTGTCGCCGTCCTTGCCCCGCTAGCGGCCGCATGGGCAGACATGAAAGTAACCGAATTGAACGAGAAGGAAGCCAGCCAGTGAAAGCCCACCAGATCCTCGAAGCCGGCCTAGGCCACATGAAGGACCGCTCTGCCACCTACGACAAGCCGGCCGGCGAGCGGAGCATGGGCGCCACAGTTGACGCGTTCCGCGCAATCACTGGCCACGACCTGACCGAAGAACAGGGCTGGCTCTTCATGGGGCTGCTCAAGATGGTTCGCAGCCAGCAAGGCGGGTTCCGCGCTGACAACTACGAAGACCTGGCTGCATACGCCGGGCTGCAGGGTGAGGCCGCATGGGCTGAGCGCACGAATCAGAACTTCGGCCAGCAGAACACCATCGACTGCCGCACGAAGGAAGAGCGCGCGGCCGATATCGGGCGACAGCTGGCTGATGGCGTGCGCCGTGTGGCAAGCGGAGCAGTCTGCAACGACCCGCGCACCGTGGAAGGCGTGGACGTGTCGTTCCCGACTGAGCGCCACCTGAGCTTCGCGCCGGAGCAGTGCGAGTGCCATCGCTGCATCGAGGAGAAGGGGCTGAAGTTCGGCCCTCTGCCGCTTTCTAGCGTGAAGATAATTCTCTGCCCGACCTGCGGAAACAAGCGCTGCCCCAAGGCCAGCGACCATCGCAACGAGTGCAGTGGCAGCAATGAGCCGGGCCAGCCTGGGAGTGCGTACAAATGACCGGGGCGCGAAACGATGACTTCCTCTGCGGCTCCTGCTGGATTGAACTTGGCGGAATTGACTGCCGATGCTCGGGCGCTGATCGAAGCGGACAAAACGGCCTGCCTGATCCGGTGGAAGGTGCGCGACCTCAAGGGCGAGGAGCGGCAGAGGAAGGGCCAGGAATTGCTGGCAGCTGTTCCGGAGAGTGCGCGACCTGCCGTACGGAACGCTCTAGTGAGGAGGGGAAGTAAATGAGCAAGCCGGGCCGGCTGATCTATGGAGTAGGTGTCAATGACTACCCTCACCCAGTTTCTGCTGAAGGGATAGTCAATGGTTGTCGCAAGCGAGTTTGGCGTTGCGATTTTTATGAGGCGTGGACTCACATGTTGGCCCGCTGCTATTCGCAAAAACTGCATGAGAATCGGCCCACCTACATTGGGTGCACGGTTGCTCCGGAGTGGCATCGATTTAGCGTGTTTCGCGAATGGATGATGGCGCAGGAATGGCAAGGAATGGACCTGGATAAGGACGTCTTATGCCCTGGCAATAAGGTTTACAGCAGCGAGACCTGCGCTTTTATTCCTCGAAAGTTGAACCTTTTTCTAAGTCTCAAGCAGTCGCAGCGCGGACAGTTTCCGGTTGGCGTCATCTTAAACAAGGCGAAGTATGGGTTCGAGTCACAGTGTCACAACCCGTTTACCGGTAAGCGGGAGCATCTCGGTCGATTCGCTTCGGCAGAGAGTGCGCACGAAGCTTGGCGATCAAGAAAGCATGAGCATGCTTGTAGATTCGCAGACATGCAAAAGGATCCGCGTGTGGCTCATGCGCTACGGCTCCGGTTCGCGCCCGGCTTTGTTGAGCAGGTGGAAGCGCTGAAGGCGAGGGCAGGTAGATGAATTTCCCGATCCGTAAAGCCTCAGCCAAAAACGCGCTCAAGCCGGCGAAAAGTGCTGGATCGGGAAAATCGTCTGCGAGCGAGGCTGAGGACGCGCTAGCACTTCACCTTCGCGCGGAAGGCATCGAAGCCATCCGAGAGTACCGGTTCGCTGCCGAGGCTTGTGGAGGGCCTGGTAAGGGCCTGCGTGATCGCCTGGCCAAGGCCGGGCTGCAGGACTGGCGCGCTGACTTCGCGCTGATAGAGCACGGATTGCTGATCGAGGTCGAGGGTGGCGGCTGGTCAGGCGGGCGTCACACCCGCGGTGCCGGTTTCGCTGCCGACCTCAAGAAATACGACGCTGCTGCCCGCCTTGGGTGGCGCGTCTACCGCTGCGACCCCGCCATGATCAAGAGCGGGCGCGCTATCGAGACAATCCGAATTCTGATGCAGCAGGGGAGAGCAGCCTGATGGCCGCACGCGACGAGAGACTATTGGCTTACGCAACCGACCGGCAGGCGGAGTATCTGGAGCACTACTGGCGCGAAGGAAGCATCAGGAAAGCGGCCAGCTCGCTTGGAATCCACTTCAACGCTGTGCAGAAGGGCATCAAGGCAGTTCGTGCTAAGGCCACGCTGCAGGGCTACAACCCAGAGCACAACCTGGCGCGACCGGTTCCTGAGCCACTTCGCCTGCGCGGCACCTCCATGCTGTTCAAGCGCGGAGAAGAGCAGCCGGTTCTGGAATGGCACAAAACGACCGTAGACCAGGCGATGCTGGCTCAGACCATCGAGCGCTACGTCTCGTCTTTCCTCGAAGCTGCGCCGGTGCCGGTTATCGCGCCGCCGTCCACGGATCTTGATACCGACGTGATCCCATGGTTCCAGATCGGTGACGGCCACGTTGGGATGCTGGCCCACGCTGACGAGGTGGGCCACAACTTCGACCTGAAGATCGCCGAGCGCGAGCTGGTTACCGCCATGCACCGCCTTATCGATCGCGCGCCGGACTGTGAGCGCTGCGTGATTCAGGATATGGGCGACCTGACCCATTACCAGGACTTCACCGCCAAGAGTGAGTCTGGCCACGACTTCGACTATGACTCGCGCTACCCGAAGATGATCGACACGGCTGCGCGAATCATGCGGTCGATCGTCGACAAGGCGCTGGCCAAGTTCAAGTTCGTCGACGTCATCGTCAACCAGGGCAACCACTCCCGCTCGAATGACGTCTGGATGCGGGTATTCCTGCGCCACGTCTACCACAGCAACGAACGCCTGCATGTGCTGGACAACTCCAGCGTCTTCATCCCGTACCGCATGGGGAATGTGTTCGTGCTGTGCCACCACTCCGACAAGTGCAAGCCCGACCGCCTGGCGCATGTCATGGCCACCGACTTTGCCAAGGACTGGGGAGAAGCGACTTATCGCTACATCGATATCGGGCACATCCACCACAAGATGCAGAGCAAGGAGCACCCCGGCGTCACCGTCGAATCGTGGAATCAGATTGCCCCCGGCGATAAGTACGCCCATGACGGTGGCTGGCGGTCCCGCGCGTGTCTGACCTGCGTCCTTCGCTCGAAGACCTACGGCGAGAAGGGCCGCATCACGATCAGCGCTGAAGAAGTGAAGGACATCATCGACAAGGCCGTTCCGGGTGCTGAAGCACTGAAGCGCCGCGCTGTGTATTCGGTGTAGTGGCATGGAGCTTATTTCAAAGGCAGACGCAATCACTCAAGGGTTGAACCGGTATTTCACCGGAAAGCCATGCAAGTGGGGGCACGTAGCACTGCGAAGCGTTAGGGATGATAAGTGCGTGACCTGCACTCTTGAGCGTCAGAACAAGAAACGAGCCGAGGACAGGGCGCGTGCATTCCCCCATGGCCGCGATCCTTGGAAGAGGTGTGCGGACGGGATGAAAGTCTGCCGCGGTTGCCGGGAAGTCAAGGAGACCTCTGCGTTTAGCCCTGACAAGCGGGCTTCGGATGGGCTGCAGTCGCGATGCAGGGATTGCTGTGCTGCGGCTCACTCGCATAGGTATCACGCCGACCCGGTAGCTGCACGAGAGGCCCGCAAGGCCTATTACGAGGCCAACCGGCAAGCAGTGTTGCGGTGGAATAGTGAGTCTCGACAGCGCAATAGGGCGAGCGTGCTGGCTGGGAAAAAAGACTACTACGAGCGGGTAAAGCTTGATCCGGGATGGCAGGCAAAGCAGGCGGAATATCGCGCTTCGAAGCGTGATGTAAAGCGCAGCTATGACCAAGCGTACCGGGCAAGAGATCCGCAGCGGGCCAAGGAGCGGGCCAACGAATGGCGAAAGCGCAACCCAGAGAAGCGCTCTGCAATCATCAAGGCATACAGCGCAAGGCGGAGGGCAAATTGTGCAGATGGTGACCCGACTGCGGTAGTAGCCGCTTGGGAGGCTGCTGCGAAAAAGGTTTGTTACTGGTGCGGCAAGGATTGCAGGGACAACTATCACATTGATCACTACCAACCATTAGCGAGGGGCGGAAAGCACGTCGTCGCCAATCTAGTAATCGCATGCCCGCCATGCAACCACCGAAAAAATGCAAAAGACCCTTACGAATTCGCCGCATCACTGGGGAGGTTGTTCTGATGAAATCCGCCGAAGAGCTTTTGACCCAATGGGGCATCTGGGTATGGCAGAAGACAGGCGTGCCCCGGTACGTCTCTCCGATGCTGGCCATCATGCGCGACAACGTGCCGTGCACTCACGCGCCAGATGCTGCGATCACCGATGAAGAGGCGGAGACGGTATCGGCTGTAGTGGCTCGCCTGCAGCAGCGCTATCCGGAAGCATCGGAGGCTGTGCACCTGTACTACTGCCACAACCGCACCATGGAACAGATCGGCAAGCAGCTGGGCAAATCACGCCACCAGGTGAAGGACATGCTGAGCCGAGTGCACGGCTACGTTGAGTCCGAATTCGACCGACGAATGGCAGCTTAATTTACATGTCGTTTCTATTGACGTGTTAACGCCGATCTGGCAATCTGGCACAAATTGCGGTTTTACCGCTTCAGAAAGCCCCAGCAGAAATGCCGGGGCTTTTTTGTTCCTGCCGACCTCTGAGTCGGTTTTTTTATGCCGATTCGAAAGCCAATCCGCGCTTCAGTCGGCAATCAAATACCAGTTTCGGGCGCTAAAGGCCGTTTGAATGGCTCGCCACCATGCGCCCAACCCTATCCCCGGCCTGCTTGCGATCGGCTACGCGCCACACGCAGCACACTGCGCGACCTGATAACAGGTATCGCCCCGTAGACGTGCGGGGAATCGGGCTCTATTCCAGTTTAAACCTCTTCCGGCCCCATGCCTGCCTCCTTGCTCATAGGCGGATCGCACGCGCATGTGAGGCCGGACCAATCACCAACGAGACAATCCTATGCCCGACACCCATTCCGATGCCGGCCGCAATCAGGCCGAGCGCCTGGGTGCGCTCGAGCAGAACATGCGGCTCGCCCTATGGCGTCTCGACCACTACGAGCAGAAGCACGAGAACATCCCCCAGCGGGTCGACCGCCTGGAGCTGATCGCGCAGAACCAATCCAAGCTGCTCGAAACCCTGTCCTCTGATGTAAAGGGGATGGGCATCAAGGTCATGTACGGCCTCGGGGCTGCAGGGGCAATCATCGCGATCATCAACATGGTCGGGCCTCACATCCTGCGCATGGTGCTGCAATGAACCTGATCCCCGAATGGCGCAAGTGCTGGCGTCTGACCAGTGTGCAGCTCGCCATCCTCACCGCAGTGCTCAACGCAGCAGCCGGTGCATGGGTAGCGTTCGAAGGCCACATCAACCCAGTGGCATGGGCCAGCGTGAACATGATCCTCGGCGTGGCAATGGCTGTCGCCCGTGTGGTGTCGCAGCCGAAGGTGACTGGCAATGAGTGAAGAATACGACGGCCTTATCGACGGATGGGAAGACTACGTCGGGTTCGGCGAGGGCGTGAGCGTCGAGACGATATGAAACGCCCCCTCGCCATCCTGATCATCCTCTACCTCACAGCATGCGTATGCCTGATGGTGGGGATGGAGGCGTGGAAGGCAGTAAACCGAGAGCACGCCCATGCAAAACGTCGTAGAGCTAACCGACAGGCAGCCGCACGTATCTGTCATCGCCTCTGATGGCATCCACGTCATCCCCGTCTGCCTCCTTCGCGACGTAATAGCCGGAAGGCAGCCATCCAGCATCCTGACCGAGCCCGTGTTGCAGCGGATCGTGGAGGAGTGGATGCATCAAGTAACCGGAGTAGCGCATGAGCGATAAGCCAAAGGTTGTTGAGTTCAAGCGTGAAGGCTGGCGAGACGCGATCAAGACCCTCCGCACTATTGCCGACCAGATGGAGTCGGGCGAGGTGCCGCGCTGTGACGTTGGCATTCTCGTGACGATGGGTCCAGACGGAGAGATCGACACATACGGCATGGGCGGCAAAGGCGAAGACCTGGCGCTGCTCGGCCTGCTCCGGTGCGCTGAGCAAGTGATCATCGAGAGCACCCTATACCCGGAGTGACCTATGGCCCTGACTCAGAAGCAGGAAGCCTTCGCGCTTGCCTACTTTGAGACAGGCAATGCCAGCGAGGCATACAGGCGTTCGTACAACGCCGAGAACATGAGCCCTAACGTGATTCACAACAAGGCCAGCGCATTGATGGCTAAGGGTGATGTCAGGGTTAGGATTGAACAGCTCCGCGCCAAGGCTGAAACGGCCTCAGTAATGAGTCGGCAGGAGGCCCTGGAGCGCCTTTCGACCTTCGCCCGCGCCGATCTATCCGACCTGGTAGAGTTCGGCGCGTATGAGCTTGGCCAGGACGATGACGGCAAGCCGATTGTCCAGGCTGCCTGGAAGATCCGCGACTCTGTCCTGCAAGACCCGAAAAAGTTGGCGGCGATATCTGAACTGTCCGCTGGCCGTGACGGGATCAAGATCAAGACCCATTCGCCGCTTCAGGCGATCCAGCAACTTGCCAAGCTGCAGGGCTGGGACGTTCACGAGCTTGACCTTGAAGGCAAGCGCTTGGCTAACGAGAAGGCGCGCCGCGAGCTTGAAGGCGAGCAGACAGTGCCCGTGGCCAAGATAGAGATCGAGGTGGTAGGTGGAAGGACGGACGCTAAGGCTTCAGATGACGGAGCCGCAGGCTAGGTTCTTCCAGCTGCGCGACAAGTACCCGGCATTCGTGGGCGGGTTTGGTACCGGCAAGACGGAGACGCTAGCCAACTGCGCGATCCGTGACGGCCTGGAGTCGTCGTCTGCCCTGATTGCCCTCTATGAGCCGACCTATGATCTGGTTCGCCTGATCTTGGCGCCGCGGATGGAGGAGAAGCTTTCTTCGCTGGGCATCCGGTACAAGTACAACAAGCAAGAGAACATCATCTACACCAGCTCAGGCCAGTGTGGTGACTTCGTGCTGCGTACGCTGGAGAACCCGGCGCGGATCATCGGCTACGAGTCGTACCGGGCGCACGTCGACGAGATCGACACGCTCAAGAAGGATCAGGCAAAGCTCGCTTGGCAGAAGATCATCGCCCGGAACCGGCAGCGGCCTGATGGCATTGCTGAGCCGTTCAACCGCGTTTCGGCTTACACGACGCCGGAAGGCTACCGGTTCGTTTACGACACCTGGGGCCGCAATCCTAAGCCTGGCTACGTGATGGTCCAGGCTGCCACGTACAGCAACCCATTCCTGCCGGATGACTACGTGCAGACCCTGCGCGACAGCTATCCGGCCGCCCTGATCGATGCCTATATCGAAGGGCGATTCACGAACCTGACATCGGGCAGCGTCTACCCCGACTTTGACCGCGTACTGAATCACTCCGACGCCACGCTGCAAGAGGGTGAGCCAGCCCTGATCGGAATGGACTTCAACCGCTTGCACATGAGCGCCGTGATCTACGTCATGCGCGATGGCTGGCCGGTGGCCGTGGACGAGATCACCGACGGGCGTGATACGCCGCAGATGGTCGAGCTGTTCCTTGAGCGCTACAAGCGCCGGGGGCACGCCGTAACGATCTTCCCTGACGCCAGCGGACAGAACAGCAGCAGCAAGAACGCCAGCGAGTCTGACCTGAGCATCATTCGGCAGGCGGGCCTTGCTGTGCGGGTGAACAGTACGAACCCGGCAATCATGGACCGCGTGAACGCCGTCAATGCCTTGATCCTGAATGGGCAGGGTGAGCGCCGCCTGAAGGTCAATACGCATCGCTGCCCGCATTTGACGGACGGCCTAGAGCAGCAAGCGTTCGACAAGAACGGAATGCCCGACAAGTCCAGCGGTATTGATCACGTAATCGACGCGGCCGGCTATCCGCTGGCTCACATGTTCCCCGTTAAAAAGCCCGCAACCTCAATCAACATGGGATTCGCCCGATAATGGCCGACGTTCAATACCAGCGCCCTGAATACGAGGCAGCGCAAGCCCGTTGGCGCCTGGTGCGCGACGTTTGCAAGGGCTCCGAGGCGGTCAAGGCAGCCGAACAGCGCTACCTGCCGAAGCCGAACAAGCACGACACGAGCAAGGAGAACGCCGAGCGGTACGAGAGCTATCTGGCCCGCGCTGTGTTCTACAACGCCACCGGGCGGACTCGTGATGGCTTGGTCGGCGCCGTGTTCCGCGTGGTGCCGACGCTCACCGTGCCGGCGCTGCTCGACTACATGGCCACCGACGGCAATGGCGCCGGAATCAGCGTCTACCAGCAGTCGCAGACGGTCCTGGCTGATGTGCTGGAGACCGGTCGTGCGCTGATCCTCGTCGACTTCCCTGCGGTTGAATCAGCCAGCCGGGCCGACATGCAGAGCGGCAAGGCGCGGGCGACCATCACGGCATACCCAGCCGAGGCGGTGATCAACTGGCGCACAACCAAGGTAGGCGCACGTCACCTCCTGTCGCTGGCCGTGCTGCGCGAGACGCACGAGGTCGAGGACGGATTCGGCGTCAAGAGCTACCCGCAATACCGGGTGCTGAGCCTGCGCGATGGTGTCTACACCGTCGACGTTTGGCGCCAGGCGGCCGGTGAGGGCGCATTCGAGATTGCAGAGACCTACAGCCCGCGCCGCAGCAATGGTGCGCCGTGGGGCGAAATCACCGCCTTCTTTGTCGGTGCGCAGAACAACGATACGTCGATCGATGAGTCGCCGCTGTACGACCTGGCCGAGATCAACATCGGCCACTACCGCAACAGTGCGGACTACGAAGATTCGGTCTATCTGGTCGGCCAGCCTCAGGTCTACATGGCCGGGCTAGACGACCATTGGGTCAAGATGCTTGAGGAGAAGGGCATCTACTTCGGCTCTCGGGCAATCCTGCCGCTGCCGCAAGGTGGTGCGGCCGGCATCCTGCAGGCTCAGCCGAACGGCCTGGCCAAAGAGGCGATGGACGCAAAAGAGCGCCAGATGGTCGCCCTTGGTGCTCGCCTGATCGAGAAGGGCAGCGCCACGAAGACCGCAACCGAGGCCGCATCGGATAACGCCGCAGAGCACTCGGTTCTGTCCCTGGTCGCGTCCAACGTCAGCGAGGCCTACACCAAGGCGCTGCAGTGCGCTGCGGAGTTCATGGGCGCAACTGGCGAATGCGTCTACGCGCTCAATCAGGACTTCATCGAAGCCCGCCTTGACCCGCAGACTCTGGCCGAATTGGTCAAGTCCTGGCAGGCCGGCGCGATCACTGACGCCGACCTGTGGGCTCAGCTGCGCCGTTACGGGCTGATCGATGCCGAGAAGTCGGATGACGAGATCCGCGAAGAGCTTGCCAGCAGCACGTCTGGCCTGAACCTGGACGACGACGATGGCAACGGCAGAACTACTGATCCAGTCGGCAACGCGTAACGCCGTAATGCTCGAGCGCCTCAAGAGTGGAGAGGTCGAGAAGATCGACCCCTTCCTGCGGCGCATCGACAAGGATCTGCGCGACAGGCTGAGCCGCGACACGCTGACCGACTACAGCCGGGCGCGTCTTGAGCAGATGCTGAAGTCCATCGACGCGATGCTCGCCAAGATTCACGGAGAGTTCACGTCGCAGCTGCTGCTGGACCTGTTCGATATCGGCGCCTACGAGGCCGAGTTTGAGGCCAGGTCGCTTGATCAGGTGCTGGTCAATATCACCGCAGCGGCACCGACCGTGAAAGCGATACAGGCCGCTGTAAAGGCTCAGCCGCTTAGCGTCACCGGGCCGGATGGCGGCAAGCTACTGGAGGCGTTTATAGCTGACTGGACGCAGGCGGAACGTAACCGGGTAGCCGGCGCCATTCGGATGGGCTATGTCCAGGGCGAGACCAATCAGCAGATCATCAATCGCATCCGCGGCACCAAGGCGCTGAAGTACAGCGACGGCCTGCTAGCGATCACCCGGCGCAATGCCGAAGCGGTTGTTCGCACCGGCATCCAGCACGTCGCCAGCGTGGCGCGCATGGAGACGTGGAAGACGAACAGTGACGTGGTGACCGGCTACAGGATTGTCGCCACCCTTGACGGAAGGACCAGCGCGACGTGCCGAAGCCTTGATGGAAGGGTATTCAAAATCGGCAAAGGACCGGTTCCGCCGTTCCACATCCGCTGCAGGACGGCGACCGCCGCCGAGCTGGATGCCCGCTATGCCTTCCTTGATGAAGGCGCCACTAGGGCCAGTAAGGACGGTTACGTTGACGCTGACCAGATCTACTACGAATGGCTTAAGGGCGAGCCGAAAGAATTCCAGAACATCGCGCTCGGTCCTGAGCGTGCAAAGCTGTTCCGCGACGGCGGGCTGAGCGCTGAGCGCTTCGCTGAGCTGCAGCTGGATCGGCAATTCAAACCACTGACCTTGGAACAGATGAAGGCTCTTGAGCCCGAGGCGTTCCGTAGGGCAGGCATCTAGCCGGCAGGGCCGGCAAACCTAGTCTCCGGGAGACACCATGCTCGATTTTGAACGCGACAGCCTGGAAGGGCTGGATGAAGGCCTGCGCGGCTTTTATGAAGAGAAGGGCGGCAAGTACCAGCTCAAGGTCAACGGCATCCCGCAGGGCGAGGACGTGTCGGGACTGAAAGCAAAGCTCGAGGAACTGCTCGGCGAATCCAAGGCGGCGAAGGCGAAAGCCCGTGAGGCCGAGGAAGCAGCCAAGAAGGCCGAGGAAGAGCGCGCCCGCAAGGCTGGCGACGTTGAGGCGCTGGAGAACAGCTGGAAAGAGAAGCTGACCAAGCGCGAACAGGAGCTGCTGGCCGAGCGCGAAGGACTGGCGGGGCAGATCAAGAATCTGACCGTTGGCCGTGCCGCCACCGACCTGGCCGCCGAACTCGCCGTACAGGGCAGCGCCAAGGCTCTCCTGCCGCACATTCAATCCCGTCTGAGCATGGATATCCGTGATGGTCAGCCGACTGTCGTCGTTCTCGACGCCAACGGCAAGCCAAGCGCGGCGACCCTGGAAGAACTGAAAGCAGAATTTGTCAACGATCCGGCTTTTGCGCCGCTGATCGTCGGCAGCAAGGCGTCTGGCAGCGGGGCTGGCGGAGCCAAACCGGGCAGCGGGGCTGCATCGGACAGCAACACCAAGGCCGAAGCCGCCAAGAAGGCTGGCGACGTGGCTGGTTTTATCTCCGCACACCTGACCAAAGGTAATTAAGAATGGCCGCTAAAGAAAACCTCTCCTCGTCGCTGTCGGCTCTGCTGAACGACAAGGTCATCAACGAAGCGTTCGAGATCGCGCGCTCCAACCGTACCGGCATCCTGCAAACCGTGCAGTTTGGCGCCGCTCGCGTCCCATACGAGGGCTACAAGCTGTCCTGGCTGGATATGCGCGTCGACGCTACCAGCTCGCCGACCACTGCCGAAGCACTGGCCGCCGCTACCACTGTCGCAGTGGCCGACGGCGCCAAGTTCCGCGCAGGCATGACCGTGTCCCCGGTTGGCTCGGATGAAGTGCTGCTTGTGACCGCTGTGTCCGGCAACAACCTGACCGTGACCCGTGGCTTCGGTGGCACCACTGCTGCGACCATCGCCTCCGGCACCGTCCTCGTGATCGACTCCGTGGGTCGTGAAGAGAACTCCGGCGCCGAGAACGATGGCATCTTCCAGCCGGACCCGGTCGAGAACTTCTTCCAGACGATGGATACCGCCGTCGAGTTCTCGCGCCGCGCGCTGGCCACCATCCAGTTCGGCAACACCAACGACCTGAGCTTCCAGGTCTCCGAGCGTATCCGTCAGCTGACCATCCAGATGGACCGCGCGCTGGTCCGTGGACGTCGCGCTACTGCTACCATCGGCGGCAAGACCGTAAGCTATACCGGTGGCCTGCGCTTCTTCCTGGATCAATCCGGCGCAATCAACGTCGATAACTCGGCCGCCGTGTTGACCCTGGACGCGATCAACGCTATCAACGCGGAAATCGTGACCCGTGGCGGCACTGCCAACACCATCGCGGTGGGCATCAAGCAGGCCCGTCAGCTGTCCAAGCTGGTTTCGGCCAACTACGATAGCCAGCGCCTGGCCGAGTGGAGCGCCGACGAAGGCTCCGTGCTGCAGCTGCCGAGCGATCTGCCGCTGGTGGGCAACGTCAACCGCATCGTGGTCGACACCAACCTGGACGACAAAGAGCTGGTGATCTACGACGCCGGCATGATCTCCATCGTCCCGATGGCCAACGGCAACGCTTCCGACTCCGGCAACTGGCGCACCCTGGACGCCACTCAGCCCGGCCAGGACGGTGAGCGCACCCGCATCATCGGTGACTTTGGCATGGAAGTGCGTCAGTCGAAGACCCACATGGCGCGCCTGCGCAACATCGGCTAAGGGGAATCGAAATGGTAGTGGTCGGAAAACCCGGCCTCTACCACTTCGCCGGGGTGCTGGTCACGGTCCCGGCAAGTGGAGAGGTAGACGTACCAGACAAGGTGGCCGAGGAGATGAAATCTCGCGGCTTCAAGGGCAAGCCTGGCAAGCCCGCAAAAGAACCACCCAAGGAATAACGCATGACGCTGATCATCGAAGACGGAACCGGGAAGGACGACGCCGAAAGCTACGCCACGGCCGCCGAGCTGGTCAGCTATGCCGCGAACTACGGGGTGGCTGTTCCTGGCACCGAGCAGGCTCAGGAATCGCTGCTCCGACGCGCCGCAATGCAGATGCAGGTCATGGGCTGGAAAGGCCGCAAGGCAAGCGCTGCGCAGGCTCTGGCGTGGCCTCGTGCTGATGTCGAGCTAGACGGTGAAGTCTTGCCGTCGACCTATATTCCGGCGCGCATCCAGTACGGCCAGATGGCGCTGGCTGCCGAGATTCACGCGGACGACATCGACCCGCCTGCCCAGCGCCAGGGCGCAGTGATCCGCGAACGCGTAGAGGGCGCCGTAGACGTGCAGTACGCCGAGAACAAGTCGGGATATCTGCTGCCGGCCGCTCCCGATCGGCCAAGCCGGACACAGTTCGCTGATTATCTGGTCAAGCGTGGCCTATTTGCCGTGAGGGCGTGACATGTCGCAGTTCTACGACCGCATGGCTGCTACCGCTCTGCGGTTGATAAAGCAGTTCGGCCAGCCCATCACCCTGCGCGATGAGACTCCGGGCGGCTATGACCCCGCAACTGGCAATGTTGCCGACCCGGTGATTGCCGAGCAAACAGGTAGCGGCATCCTTCAGGACTACACGCTAAGCGAGCGTGCCGGGATATCGAACCATCCTGGCTCCTTGATCCAGCAGGGCGACAAGAAGCTGATCATGTCAGCCAGTGGACTCACGATGCCAACCTTGACGACCAAGGCTGTGGTCGGCGGCCATACCTGGACCATCGTCAACATCAAGGAGATCAACCCGGCCGGCACTCCGCTCATATACGAACTGCAGGCCCGCCGATGAAAGGCTCGTTCTCCTTACAGCTGCGCGAGTTCGCAGAGAAGGCCAGCGGAAACATGACTGAGTTCTATCGGGCTGTGACCATCAGCATCGGCAGCTCGGTTGTTCGCCTGTCTCCTGTGGATACCGGGCGGTTCCGTGGCGAATGGCAGTTCACTGTTGGCCCGGCGTCGTCCGGCACCGGGCGTGAGGATAAAAGCGGGTCGGCAACGGTCCAGCAGATCGCATCAGACGTGATCCAGTTCAAGGCTGGCGAGACCGGCTACATCTCTAACCTGATGCCGTACGCCATCCCGCTGGAGTACGAAGGCCTGTCGAAGCAGGCGCCGGAAGGGATGGTGCGAATCACGATGGCGCGCATCCAGCAGATCATCGCCGCTGAGGCGGCAAAGCTCAGAGACTGACCTATGTCGCACCTAACTATTCGCGGCCTGCTGCAGCAGCGCTTGGCAGCGTGGGCGACCACAAAAGGTTTGCCTGTGGCGTGGCAGGGCGTGTCGTTCGCGCCGCCCAGCGGCATGTATCTACGGGCCTTCATGCTCCCGGCCGGCACAGACAGCATCGACATCGAGGGCGTGAGCCGCACATTCACAGGCGTGTTTCAGGTCTCGATCATCGCGCCGAACGGCAAAGGCACCGGGGCAGCAGAGGCGCTGGTCCCTGAGTTGGACGCGCTGTTCCCGATGGCGCTGCGGCTAACTTCCGGCAGCTTCGCTGTTCAGGTTTCGGCGCCGGTAACCCAGGGGCCGATCATCCATGACGACATCAACTTCACGGTTCCGGTCTCGTTTCAATACCGAGCCGACACCTAGCCATTTTCAAGAATCAAGAGAGCCCGCCATTGAGCGGGTTTTTTTGTGCCCGCTGTTCCAGCACTAACCCTCAAGCGTCGGTCCATGCGGCCGCAAAGGATATCAATTGGCGTTCTCAATTCCGGACGGTACTACCATCCACCTCGGCACCACCTTCGGCACGCCGGTCGCCGTGACCAGCATCAGCAATGCCGCAACCGCTGTCGCGACCGCTTCCGGTCACGGCTTTGCCAACGGCGACATCATCGTTCTCAAGACCGGCTGGCAGCGAGCCAACGAGCGCGTGTTCCGCGTGGCCGCTGCTGCGTCTGGCACCTTCGAGCTGGAAGGCCTGGACACCAGCGACACCAGCGCATTCCCGGTCGGCACCTCTGGCGGTACCGCGATGAAGGTGACCGCCTTCACTCAGGTCAGCCAGATCATCGGCATCAGCACTTCGGGCGGCGAGCAGCAGTTCGCGACCGTGAGCCCGCTCGAATCCGACTTCGAGATCCAGATTCCGACCATGTACTCGGCTCAGTCCATCTCTATGGAGATCGGCGACGACCCGACCCTGGCCGGCTATCAGGCCCTGAAGAAAGCTGCCGATGCTCGCGCCATCCGCCCGCTGATGATGCAGAACAAGAACGGCTCGAAAATCTACTACTACGGCTACGTCTCGCTGAACGAAACGCCGACCAAGAACAAAGGCCAAGTCGACACCGTGAACAGCTCGTTCTCGCTGCTGTCGCGTCCGACCCGTTACGCGGCCTAACTGACAGCCATCTCGCAGAACCTACTGCAAAGGGCGCCAGAGACGGTCTGGCGCCCTCTTTTTTATCGAATCCCCGAAGAGGAAACACACCATGGCTAAATTCAAACTCGCCGTTGCCCCTACCTTTAAGGCCAAAGTGGCAATCCCGGTTCACGGCGGAGAAAGCGTCGAGCTGAGCTTCGAGTTCAAGCACCGCACCCGCGACCAGCTGGCCGAAATGATGAAGACCATCGAGAAGCGCAAAGACGTTGATCTGATGGAAGACATCTTGGCGGGCTGGGAACTGGACGACCCGTTCGGCAAAGAGTCGATCGAGCTGCTCTGCCAGAACTTCGCTGGCGCCCCGCGTGAGATCTTCGGCACCTACATCACTGAGATCACCCAGGCCAAGCGGGGAAACTGATCGCGGCGGCCCGCGCCCTCTACCAGGGTGCCGCCGCTGACGATGAGATGGAGGCGTTCGGGTTCACGGCCGAGGACTTCGAGGTAGAAGTCGAAATATGGCCGGACAATTGGGACGCCTTCGAGGTATTTGCTGCCATGCAGACGCAGTGGCGCACGGGCATGTCCGGGGCTACCGGGCTGGACTACTCGGCCCTTGAGCCGGTCATGCGCCTGTACGGCATCAAGAAGCGCGACCAGAACGAGGTTTTTGCTGGGGTGCGCGTGATGGAGATCGCCGCGCTCGAGGTGATGCGGTCGAAGTGAGGCGCGTAACCGGTGGTGCCAGATGCAGGCATACTTGCAAGCATTATGCTTGCTTAGATTGGATTGCGCCTTATAATGCAAGCTCAATATCATCAGGAGCTTGCATTATGGGCGGTGCTGAATTGAGCGGAAAGGCTAAAGGTGGCGATGCAAGGGCGAAGTCCCTGACCAAAGAGAGGCGGAGCGAGATAGCCAGGAACGCGGCGCTTGCTAAGCGCGAAATCGCGAAGCTGCCGAAGGCGACACATGGGTCAAGTGACCATCCGCTCAGAATCGGCGACATCGAGATTCCGTGCTATGTGCTTGAGGACGGTACGCGAGTCCTGTCGCAGCGAGGTCTTCTGTCCGGCCTGGGCATGAGCCGAGGCAGCGCATCCGGCGGCGATCGGATGGCATCATTTCTTGGTTCAAAGGGGCTGAAGCCCTTTATTTCCAAGGGGCTTGAGGTGGCGATCAATTCGCCGATCAAGTTCGTTTCCGGTCTCGCTGGAGGGGTCGTGACGTTTGGCTATCCAGCCACTGCGCTTGCCGATATATGTGATGCAGTTTTGGCGGCTAGGGCCGAGGGCAAACTGAATTACCAGCAAGAGCACATTGCTGCTCAGTGCGAAATTCTGGTGAGGGGTTTTGCTCGAGTAGGCATCATTGCTCTGGTCGACGAGGCTACCGGATACCAGAAAGATCGAGCCAAGGATGCGCTGGCCGAGATTCTGGAGGCGTTTGTAGCCAAAGAGCTACAGCCGTATGTCCGCACCTTTCCAGCCGATTACTACGAACAGCTTTTCCGGCTGCGCGGACTTCCGTACCCACCAGAGAACGCGAAGTACCGGCCGCAATACTTCGGCGTGCTGACCAACGATATTGTTTACAAGCGCCTCGCGCCAGGCCTGCTTTCCGAGCTAAAGCGCGAGAACGCCAAAGACGCCAAGAAGGGGCGCCTGCATCAGCGCCTGACGACGGATACTGGGCATCCGAAGCTGCGCGAACACCTGGCATCGGCTGTGACAATCATGAAGCTCAGCAAGGACTACCCCGACTTCATCGAAAAGATGAACATGATTCATCCTCGCTACGGCGAGAGCCTGTCATTAGAGCTTGAGGCAGAAGACCAGTAGCGTAATAGAAGAACCAGAACCCAGCCCAGGCTGGGTTTCTGCGCTGGCCATCTGCTACATTGGCCCTTTCTGAAAGGGAGGGGTGGGGATGGCAGTGGTGAAATGTAAGGAATGTGGTGGGCAGGTCTCGACCAAGGCCGAATCGTGCCCATCATGCGGCGCAAAAGCGCCTAAGAAGACGAGCCGGGTGACTTGGCTTGCCCTTATCGTTATTGCTCTGCTGGTTTACCAGGCTGTTTCGAACGATGCGCCACCTAAGCCAGCAGCTCAGGCTGCAGCGCCGGTAGCGAAGGCGCCGCCAAAGCCTAAAGGTCCGGCGCCGATTGACCCATCGGCTTTCAATAAGTACACGGTTGACCAGTACCCGCGCACCGTTAAACAGTGGGGCGCGGAAGGGGTCAAGCGAATTGAGGCGCACGAGCGTGCGGCTGCAGATCTAATCGCGACTTCTCCGAAGTGTGACGAAGTGTCGATGATAGGCCTGTCAGAACAGCGCAGCTCACCTCCAGGCAACATCGTGGTCTTCGTAGACTGTTCCAACGGCGAGCGATTCTACGTTGGCCCGAATGACCTTAAGGCGGCACCGGTAGCGCAGTCCCAAAAAGCAGTCGGCCATAACGCGGCAACTCAGGCCTGCCGAGAAGCTGTTAGGGCGTCTTCAAAGTTCCCCTCATCGGTTGACTTCAGCACGTTTGGGCAGCGCGCAAGCACTCAGCCAACCACAGGGAATACTGTCGTTGAGCTGGATTTCGAAGCAAAAAACGGTTTCGGCAACCTGATACCCCAAACGGCAAGATGCATATTCCCGGCAGACGGGAAGCCAGAGATAACGATCCTAAACAGATAGGGCGACACCGCCCACAGAGCCCGGCCAAGCGCCGGGCTTTTTATTGCCCGGAGAAAAGCATGGTCGACATTGCCAGCCTCGCTATACAGATCGACACGTCGGACATTGCTCGGGCGGAAAAAGACCTCGACCGACTAGGATCTAGCGGCGCCAAAGCGGAGCGCGCTGCGGGTAACATCGAAGGTGCGCTCACCGGGGCGGCTAAGGCGGCTGGCGTATACAGAGACGCAGCCGGACGACTCCGTGAGGCGAACGGTAAATTCGTTTCTGATGCGCGCAAGGTTGAGCTTGGCCTAAAAGGCATCAATGGCGAAGCCAAGAAGGCGGCGCGTGAGTTCAACGGCTTGTCGTCAGCGGCTACCAAAGTCGGCGCCACGCTCGCTGCTGCGCTGAGTGTTCGTGAGGTCTATCAAGCCACTGAGGCTTATACCTCCATATCCAACCGCCTGAAGCTGGTGACCAACAGTGCGGGCGAGTTTGCAGCGGCCCAAGCTGCAGTATTCCGCGTAGCGCAAGAAGGCCGGCAGCCGCTCACAGAGACGGCTGAGCTGTATCAGCGCATTGCCACCAATCAGCAGCAGCTCGGGCTGACAGGCGCTGGCGTGGCCCGCGTCACCGAGACGATCAGCAAGTCGCTGGCTGTCTCCGGTGCCTCTGCTGCAACTGCGGCCGGCGCGCTGACCCAGCTCGGCCAGGCGTTCGCGTCTGGCACGCTGCGCGGCGAAGAACTGAACTCGGTACTGGAAGGCGCCCCCGCGCTTGCGCAAACCCTTGCGCGCGGGCTTAACGTTACGGTTGGCGAGCTGCGCGCCCTTGGCGCCGAAGGCAAACTGACCGCCGAGCAGGTTGTTGGCGCCATTCTCAGCCAGTCCGACGCTATGGACGAGGCGTTCGGCAAGTTGGCCCCGAACATTTCAGGCGCTCTGACAACTGTTGGCAACTCATTTACCCAGCTCATCGGCAAGATGGATGAGACAAGCGGCGCGTCCTCTGACACTGCGTCGGCGATCATGGAAGTGGCGGACATTTTGTCCGATCCGGCTACCGTCGAAGCCGCGCAGATCATGGGCACGGGCGTTGCCAAGGGCATCGGTTTTATCGCCGAAGCCGCGACCACGACTGTCGGCGTCGTCAAGTGGATGGCCGAAGAACTGGCCGCGACCTTTAACGGCATCGCATCTGATGACCGCGTGCGGCTGGAAGATGAACTGGCACGCCTGCAAGAGATGCGCGAGAGCGGGCCTGCCGGGCGGCTGGTGTTCTTCGGTCGGGACGGCATTGCCAGTTACAAGGGCGACGCCGAGATTGACGCCGAGATCGCCAAGATCCAGCAGGCGCTCAAGGCTTACGACGAACTAGGCGCAGCAGCCGGGCGCACAGGTGACGCATCGGCAGCCAGCGCCCCCAAGATCGAAGCCTTCCGCACCGGCACAGCATCGCTTGGCACGGCAGCGGCCGAAGCCGCAGGCAAGACCGACAAGCAGGCTGTGGCCTTCCAGTCCCTCATGGATGGCCTCTTCCCCGCCGAGGCCGCCCAGCGCAAGTACAACGAACAGGTCGCGCTGCTCGACAAGTACCTCGACGGCGACCAGCTGGCCAAGGCCATCGACCGCCTGAACCACTCGCTCGAAGGTGCAGACGCCACCGGCCCGGGCGACGTCATCGAGGACTACCGCAAGGAACTCCAGCGCCTCGAAGACCAGCTCGACCCTGTAGGCAAGGCGACCAGCCAGTACCAGAAAGACGTTGAGCGGCTGAATGATGCGATGGAGCGCGGCGAGCGCAGCCCGGAGCGCACCGCGGAGCTTCTGGCTGAACTTGAGCGGCAATACAAGGACAACACAAAGGCCACCTCCGAATGGGCCAAGTGGACCGAAGGCGCGCTAGACCGCGTCGATGCAGCCTTCGCCGACGCCTGGCGCAACATCGGTGACGGGTTCAGTTCGTTCCGCGACTCGCTGACCAATGCGTTCAAGCAAATGTTGGCCGAACTGGCTCACCTGGCCATCACCCGGCCGATTGTGATGCAGATTGGCGCGGCGCTGGGGATTGGCGGTGGCGCTGGGCAGGCCGTGAGCATGCTCGGCGGTTCGGCAGGCTCGGGCGGAATGGATGTATTCGGCCTGCTCAAGAACGGATACAGCATCGCCAACTCGGGGTTCGGCCAGGCGGTCGCGCAGGGCTGGGGCAATGGCGGCTTCAGTGGCGCCATTTCCAGCGGCTGGAACTATGGCAGCAACGCGCTCGGCGGCTTTTTCGGCGGCGGCGCAGCCAGCTCAGGCGGCAGTGCGATCGCCGATTACACGGGCAGCCAGTTCAGCAACTGGGTCGGCGCGCAGAATGCTGCGGCTACCACCTGGGGCGGCGCCGCCACTGGCCTCGGCTCGATCATGGGTGGACTATCCGGCGCCTACATGGGATACCAGCGCGCAGGCGTCAAAGGCGCGGTGGCTGGCGGCCTTGGCGGCTGGGGTGGCGGTACGCTCGGCACCATGGCGGGCGCGGCGGCCGCCTCAGCGCTGAGCGGCACTGCGATGGGGGCCGCTATCGGCTCCATCCTGCCGGGTATCGGCACGGTGATCGGCGCCGCGCTCGGCGCGGCGTTCGGCTCCAAGCTGTTCGGTGGCGCGTGGGAAACCAAGGATGCCGGCTTGGCATTCAGCGTAACGGATGGCGATTTCCTCGGCCAACAGTACGAATATCAGAAGAAAAAGGGCGGGCTGTTCAGTTCGAACAAAAAGCGCACGCGGTTCAGTGCGCTGGACGATGAAACTGCCGCCAGGTTCCAGTCGGTATATGACGCCACGGAGGATACGGTCGCCGGCCTGTTCGAGTCGCTGAGCTACAGCGTGGAAGAGGCGTCACTCGCAGGCCTGCAACTCGCGCGCACCAAAATCAGCACCAAGGGCAAAACCGAGGAGCAGATTCAGGAGGCAATCGCTGACTGGTTCGGCTCCGCTGCCGATGCCATGACGGCCGAGCTGAACAAGGTCTTTGCCACCGGCCTGGACCTCGACCTTGAGGGTATGCAGGCCTTCGTCGGCAACCTGCAGGGCGTTAACGAGGTGCTGCGGTATCTCGACGTTGGCATGTATGACGCGAGCGTGGCGGGCGGCAAGCTGGCCGAGGCGCTGTCTGCAGCGGCTGGTGGGCTGGATGCGCTGGCGGCCAACTCGGCGACCTACTACGGCGCGTTCTTCAGCGAAGCCGAGAAGATCGAGGACACCATCGATTCCATCAAGCGGGCTTTCGAGTCTGCAGACGTGGAGCTGGCGGCATCCCGCGAGGCCTACCGGGCAATGGTCGAGGATATCGACCTAACCACGGAAGCCGGACAGGAAATGTTCGCCACGCTGATGCAGCTGAGCGGCCAGGCTGCGCAGTACTACAGCATCGTTGAGCAGAAAGCGGCGCAGGCGGCGGCAGAGGTAGCCGCGGCAAATGCGGCACTCATTGGTTCGGTTGGCGCCGCATATTCGGCACTTCAACGCTCCATCGCGGCTCAGCAGCGGGACATCCAGGCTTCGGTCGCCAATACCGCGAACAACATCTCTGCGCTGACAGGCATCGGCAATTCTCTCGATGCGGCGCTCAAGAAGTTGCGCGGCACGTCGGATGACACCGTGCGCTCTCTGCGTGCTCAGGCAGTGATGACGCTCAGCAGTGCGCTGGTACAGGCGCGGTCGGGCCAGTCGCTGGCTGGCGTCGAGGGTCTGCAAGACGCGCTCGATACCGCCTCGCAGATGGACACTGCGCTGTATGGCTCCCTGGCTGATTTCGAGCGTGAGCAAGGCCGCACCGCCAACCTGATCGCGGAACTCGAGAAGGTCAACGGCAAGCAGCTCAGCATCGAGCAGCGGATGCTGGAGAAGTACGAGCTGCAGCTGTCTGCGCTCGATAAGCAGCTCGCCTTCGCGCAATCCCAGCTCGACGCTCTCAACGGGATCGACAACTCGATCATGGGCGTGGCGGCAGCAATTGCCGCAATGAACGCCTCGGTGGTTGCTGCGTTGCAGGCCATGCCAAAGGACGCGGCGAAGTCCAACACCCCGCAGAACAACCGTTCGATTGTAGACAGCATCTATCAATCGGTGCTCGGGCGCGGGACGCAGGGTGACGAGGCGGGCGCGGCGTTCTGGGCCAACGCGCTGCAAAACGGCACGGCCACCTATCAGGACATTGCAACGTCGATTGCCAAGGGCGCGCTGGCGAATGCTGGCGAGTCGTCGGCTGGCAAGAAATCGGCTGAGCAATACCTGAAGAGTCTGGGCATCCCTGGGTTCGCCTCGGGCGGGCTGTTCGGTGGCGGTCTGCGGATCGTCGGCGAGAAAGGTCCGGAGCTGGAGGTAACAGGCCCGTCGCGCATCTACAACGCCTCGCAGACGGCGGCGATGTTGGGCGGCGCGGGCTCGACCGAGGAGCTGCGCGCCCTGCGCGGCGAAGTGGCGGGCCTGCGCTCAGCTCTTGGCGCCATTGCCAAATACACCGAGAGCACCGCCTACGGCGTGCGCCAGATGAACGAGATCGGTCTACCACAAGGGGAGGCGGCATGAGAGTAGTGCGGCCGGCGTCCGTGACGCCAACAACGCTGCTCAGCAGCAACGTCGCGCTCGATGACGCGCCCGCGTGGGCGGCTGGGACGTACAGCACGGGCCAAACCGTGCTGCACAACCTGCACGTCTACGAGAGCGTCGCGGACAACAACGCCGCCGAGCCAGGCGCCGAGACTACCATGCCGCTCAAATGGCTGGACCTCGGCGCCTGCAACCGCTGGCAGATGTTCGATAAGCGTGCCGGGACGAAGTGGTTGATCGGGAAATTCACCGAAAACGCCGAATCGATCGATCTCACCATTCAGCCGGGGCAGGTGGTTAACGCCATCGGCCTCGTCGGGGTGAGCGGGACCAGTGTTCGCGTGGTGATGACTGCCCCAGGGGAGGGCACTGTCTACGACAAAACCGTGCAGATGGCCGATACCGGCGTGACGAGCTGGTACGACTATTGGTTCGCGCCATTCGAGCGACGGGACAACGTGGCCATGTTCGACCTGCCGGCCTACGGCAACGCGGACGTACAGGTCATCGTCTCGGCGCCGGGCGGCACGGCTCGGGTCGGGACGCTGGTTCTCGGCAGCGCGCTAGAAATCGGGATGGCTGTCTATGGCACCGGCCTCGGACTGGTTAGCTACACGCGCACCGATGAGGACGATTTCGGCAACGTCACCCTGACCCCTCGGGGATCTCGGCGCACCGTAGATTTCGATCTCCGCATTCCCACAGATCAAATCGGCACAGCCATGCGCACGCTGGAGAAGCTGCGCGACGTGCCATCCCTCTACGTCGGCGATGCCGGCATGGATACCACCATCATCGTCGGGCGGTTCGAACGCCTGGCAACCGTGATTTCGAACCCCGCGCTATGCGACATGACCCTAGAGGTTAGGAGTTTCCAATGACAGTACCCGTTATCACTCCGCTACCGCCGGCGCCTACGCGGGCCGATGCGCCATCTGATTTCACGGCGAAAGCCGATGCATTCGTTGCGGCACAGGTCGGCATGGTTGCTGAGTTCAACGCCTCGGCCACATTCGTCAACCAGCGCGCCATCGACGCCGACGCCAGCGCCCAGGCAGCAGCCGCGAGCGAGGCCGCCGCAGAGGCCGGCCGCGCGCAGGTTGCCGCCAACACTGCGACCGTAGCCAGCAACACGGCAACCGTCGTCGCGCGCGCTGATGAGGTGGCCGCCAACACGCTGCAGGTCGCCAGTAACACGGCACAGGTCGCGGCGAATACGCAGGCCGTGGCCGATGCGCTGGCGTCCATCGCTGACGGGCCGGTGACCAGTGTCAACGGAAAAACCGGAGTCGTTGATCTAACCGCTCAGTTCCACGCTGCAGCTCTCTGTTTCTAAAGGAATCTACGTCATGGCTAAAACTTACACCGCCCCATTCGCCCAAACCCCGAAAACCTCCGCAGTAGTCGTCACTGCCGCAGCGACCGTCGCCGACGACAACCCAACCAACACCGTCGAGCTGCTAACCGCAGGCGCTGACGGAGCCCTGGTCACTCGACTGACGGCCATGCCGCGCGCAACGGTAACAGCGTCAAATCTGCTGCTTTTCCTTCAGAAATCCGGGCAGACCACAAAGCGCTTGATCGACTCCGAGTTGATGTCTGCGCACACCGTGGCGGCCACCACTGCGATCCCTGAGACGGTTTTCGCCAGCGTCAGCGACTCGACCCCGATGCGCCTGGAGGCTGGCGACAAACTGTTCGTCGGTTCGCAGGTGGCGCTCGCAGCCGGCATCGTCTTCGCGGCTCAGTGGATGGACTACTGATATGGCTGATCGAGCACTTGGCAATCCGTTGGGTAATCCGCTGGCTTTACCCCGAAGAATTGAATCTGAAGGCGCTGGTGGATCAATTGGCCTGTTGAGGCAGGGATTACCGGTTGATAGCAAGTGGGCATTTGCTGATGCGTCTGTAGTTGACGCTCCTGAAGCAAGGTCTGTACTTGGTCTTGGTTGGGGATTAATGCGACAAAGAAAGATTTCAAACCCTGCCACATTGCCTACCGGTGCGGCCAATGGTTGCAGCTTCAGTGATAATCTTGACTATCTTGCTGTAGCTCACAATACAACACCTTTTTTGACTATCTATAAGCGTAGTGAAGATACATTTACCAAATTAGCCAACCCAGCATCGCTACCAACGGCTAACGCTTTCTCATGCGCATTTAGTCCTGACTCAACCTATCTTTGCGTTGGAACAGCGATCTCACCGTATATTGCTATATACAAGCGTAGCGGCGATATATTCACAAAGCTTACTGACCCAGCCACATTGCCAACAGGTAACGCGATTGGCTGCTCATTTAGTCCCGACGGCGACTATCTTGCTGTAGCTCACAACACATCGCCTTTTGTGACTATCTATAAACGCAGCGGAGATACATTTACAAAGCTTGCAAACCCGTCTCAGCTTCCGGCAGGAAATGGTCAGAAAGTAAGATTCTCAGATGACGGCAAATATATGGCTGTAGCCCATCCCGTTTCGCCTTTTGTTACGATATATGCGCGTAGCGGAGATACATTTACAAAGCTTGCAAACCCTTCAACCCTTCCAGCTGGCACCGGTAATGACTGCGCATTTAGTCCTGGCTCTGGATATTTATGTGTATCCCACCTCAACTCTCCATATTTCACGGTTTACAAGATAAATTCAGGAGATGTATTTACAAAATTGCCTGATGCATCGGTACTTCCTACTGCCGCATCGCTTGCATGCTCATTTAGCCATGACGGTAGATATCTTCATATCTCAAACAGCACAAACCCATTCATGACATACCTTGTCGATGGAGATTTACTTGTAAACATTGACAATACGTCATTAACACCAGGCTCAAACTCATTCTCGGCAAGTAAAGATGGAAGCTTTCTCGCCTCATCGAGCAGCGCATCACCTTACATACATATTTACGGCACAACTTTCTTTGTAATGCCGCTTGTTGCTGGGTATTCAATGAGGATTGCTAAGTGATCAAAGTACAGAACAACATCGCCTCCCGCGAGCCAGTGCCGCAATTCCTGCGCGGCCTCGCCCCTGAATCCCTAGCTGACCTGTCGTGGACCGACCCAGCCCTCGGCGTCTCCGGCTGCGCCTGGTGGCCTGAGGACGATCAGTCGCCAGCGCTCGGAGAGTTCGAACGTTACGGTGCCGAGACGCTGACGGTTGATGCTGGGCGTCGCGTTGTGGTCGTGGTACGCGAGGTCGTGCCGTGGAGTGCGGAGGAAATCGCAGCGCATCGCAAGAGCCTGGTCCCCGAATCCGTCACCATGCGCCAGGCGCGGCAGGCCATGCTGAGCGCCGGCATTCTCGCTCAGGTTGATGCGCTGATCGCTGCCATGCCAGGCGATGAGGGCGAATCGGCGCGCATCGACTGGAATCATGCCCGTGACGTGAAGCGCGACTGGCCGCTGATCGGCGCCCTAGGTCCGCAGATGGGCCTCACCGAGCAACAGATTGACGATCTGTTTATCTACGCGGCGACGGTGCCGCAGTAGTTCATCCGCGACACACAGACCCGCTTCGGCGGGTTTTTCTTTGCCTGGAGTTTCCCATGCCGCAACTCACAGCTGCCCAAGCGGGCGGCGAGAACGTGCTCGCCTTTCTTGATCTGCTCGCGTGGTCCGAGGGCACCGACAACGGCCGGCAGCCGACACGCGATCGCGGGTATGACGTGGTAGTGGGCGGTGCGCTGTTCGATGGCTATGCCGATCACCCGCGCCGGCTCGTGCCGCTCCCAAAGCTTGGTATCAAGTCCACGGCCGCCGGCCGGTATCAGATCCTGTCGCGCTTCTACGACCACTACAAGCGGACGCTAGGGTTGCCCGACTTTGGCCCCGAAAGCCAGGACCGGATTGCGCTTCAACTGATCCGAGAATGCCGAGCGCTAGACGACATCAAGGCCGGGCGCATTGCCGACGCCATCAACAAATGCCGCAGCCGGTGGGCGTCTTTGCCCGGCGCTGGGTACGGCCAACACGAACACGCCATCGGCCCACTGCTGGCCGCCTACTCAAAAGCCGGGGGAGTCCTCGCATGATCCGCATCATTGTCGCCGCCTGCCTGCTGCTCACCCTCCAAGGCTGCGCCGCAACGCTCGCCTCCTACTACTGCGGCAAGCCGGCCGTAGACCGTGCGGCCTATCGTGCCGTGATGGATACACGCACAGCCCCGCATCGCGTGAGGGTCGAGTGCTATGAGTGAAGCATGGTTCTCCGGCGCGCTGGACCTGCGCGCCTACAAGCCCGGCGAGTGGGTGCTACTGGAGCCGTTCCGGTATCACGCCCGCGACGGCCGGGAGTTCACCGTGCCGCGCTGGTTCATCACCGATCTGGCGAGCATTCCTTGGCTGGTCGACCCGCTGTTCGACGGGCTGGATCACCGCGCGGCAGGCGTGACCCACGATTGGCTTTATTGCTCTCAGCAGGTCAGCCGGGCCGAAGCCGACAAACTGTTCCGCGAGATGCTGGAAACCCTCGGCGTCGGAGTCATCAAGCGCAACCTGATGTACTCCGGGCTGCGCGTCGGCGGCTGGTATCGGTACAACCAGTGCAAAGGCGGGCCGAAGAACGAGGACTTCGCCTGGGAGTTCATGTCCGCAGCAGAGCGTGAGGCGTACCGGATCAGGTTTATCGAGAAGGGGGACTGGGTTGCCCGGACGGGCTGAGATAGGGGAAATTTCTTCCCCAAAACGCAAACGTAAGTGTTTGATTCTGTTGGCGCGGGAGATTGCGCAAAAGAGCGGATTTCTGAGCGTGAAAACTTGCTGAAAGTCGCGCGTCACTAGGCGTTGAGCCTGATCCGTGCTGCGTCCCAGGCTTTGATACCATAGAGGCGTAAGTGCCTGATTTTACAGGGCGTTTCCATCCTCTCCAATTCCTCTCCAAAACCTCGCCAAAACTCAGTCGCGGATTATGCCACGTCGATCCACTCGGCGCCCCGGCTGTCACGGTAGAGCGCGGTCATCGCTGCCGACTTGTGGCCGAGCAGCAATTGAGGATCGCGGCCTTCCGCTGCGTGCAATCTGGCGGCCAGTGATCGCATCTCGTGGAAGGTCGGAGGGCTAGCCCCGAACTCAATGCCGGTGCGGTCCCGTGCGGCTGCAAATGCGCTGGTCAACGTGTCCAGCATGATCGGCATTCCAGGCGTCGCGCGGCTCACGGTGCGGCTGTGATGCACAAGATGCTTTGACACTACCGCATCACGGCAGGCTTTAACCACCTCGCCCAACTCGAGCCCGATCGATTCCAGGCGCAGCTTCGTGCTGATCCGCAGCCTGGCGCCGGTCTTCGCCTGAATGATGTGCAGATGCTCGTCATACACGTCCTTGAACAGCATCGCGGCGATATCGTCACGGCGCTGGCCTGTCAGTACCGCAAGCTCCATCGCGCGCTTGAGCCATGGCTGCTTGGCCTCGGCGTAGATCGCCTTCCATAGCTCCAGGGTCAGCCGTTCGCGCTTGACCTTCACCTTCGCGGCCCGCGTCACTTCGACCGGGTTGTCCTTCCGCCATCCAGCCGCTATCGCCTCGCGCATCAGGTCGCTCAGCAGTGACCGCATGGCCTTCGCCATCTGCGCCTTGCCTTCATCCGTGAAGGTCTTCAGGTAGGCGGCAATCTCAAACGTCCCAATGCTTGCCGTGTCGAGGTGCCCCAACGCTTCGCTGAGACGGTTCAGCCTCATTCGCACGGTTTCCTTGCTGCGGTCGGACACGTCGCGCTCTGCGTAGAGCTTGCGGTACTCGTCGATCCATTCCGAGAACCTGCGGGCCGGCGCGGCTGCTATACGCTCAACCAGGGCCGGCTGCATCTTGGCGCCGGCATGGTTGGCGCGCACAGCTTCACGCACGGCCTGCGCCTTGTCCGCGCCGAGCCCGTACCACTTCCCTGACGACGGGTCGCGGTAGCTGTAATAGGTGACGCCGTTCCTGCTGTCCGTCTTGCGGTACAGGTTCGGCGGCAGGTCTTTCGAACCGGTCTTACGCGGCCTTGGCGCCATGTCGATCCCTCGCGATGCGCCCGGCAAGCGTGCCTGGCTCGATGTACTGTGCGTCTGGCTCAACATAATAGCTGCGCCCGTGCTTCACCGGGGCGGGGAAAATCTTCGCCTCCCGCGCCCATCGCCGCAGCGTGTTGAGCGTTGGCACCGGATCGAAGTTCGCTTCCGCCCATTTCTCAAGGCTCAATTTCATCTGTCACCCCTCCAATTCCCGGCAGCCGCAGTAACTGCAACGCTTGCCGATCACATTCTTCACGCACACGTTCGTGCGCTCGCCTTCTTCCTCTATCCAGACTTCCATGCGGATTCGCTGCATGTCGGACTTGGCGAGGATCTCAAACTGGCGCTTCTGCTCCTGCTCCGGCAGGCGCTTAAATGATTGCCAAAGGCTCATGCTCACCCCCTCACCGTTACGCCGGCTGCTTCGATGGCGGCACGGTCTTCTTTCCGCATGGCCTCAGCAGCCCTGAATGACGAGATGCTGGCGTACTGGCTCATAGAAATATCGTTGAGCTCAACCACGACGCCTTCCCGCCCCTTCTGGTAGAACGCCACCGCCACGTTGCAGAACTGCTGCTTCAAATCCTCGAACTGCTCGCGGTGAGGCTGCCTGTCCCACCACGCCTCGAACTCTGCTATCGCCTTGTCTGTGTGCATGTCTATCTCCTGCTGCGGGTTGGGTTAGGCGTTGGCGTCCTGTATGTCTTCTTCCGTGAGCACGTACTCGGTCACGTCTGTTATCCGGTAGAAGGTTGGGTGACAGTGGCGATTCACCCAATCGCTCAGCATCGCTTCGAGCTCTGCCTTCGCCTCGGCCGTCACGCATGGAAAGTCCTCGGCGTGCTCGCCGAAGTTGTCGTAAGCGCGTTCGCCCATCATTTCGAGAACTTCATCTGCACTGATAAAGGCGGCAGCTGGTGGGGTTACCCCTGTTCCGAAGTAAACTGTGTCGCCCGCCTTTAGCTCATCATTGCCAGCAAGCAAATCGCTGAGGCAGTCGCAGTTCCAGTCTTCTTCGTTATCTGACCAGTACGTCGGGTTTTCAGTAGTCATGGCAAATCCTCCCCGCCGACTCTCGCCGGCAGGCTGTGTGTTTGGGTGGGGTTAGGGGGTTAGGCCGTCAAGCCTGTGATCAGGTCCCATGTGGCCAGCTGGCCGCACTTCTCGCAGCGGAGCAGAACCATGAATGACTGGCGGCCGGTGACGGAGAACTGATGTGTGCTGCGGTTTTCGATGGTGCAGTAGGTTGCGCCGCGGAAGCGCTGCTTGAATCGGCGAGCCAGTAGCTCTAGACGACCCATTCACGCCTCCTTCGCAGCCATGGCGGCGCGCACCGGACGACCGCGCTCGTCATACTCAGGCCGCGCTGGTGGGTATGCGTCGGCAGTCATCGCCTGGTCTAGCGCGGCGCGCAGGTTCTCGTTGTAGTTCTCGCCGACCACGCGCTCGCACGGTTCGGCCATGAAGTGGCCGACGATCTCGATGCTGACGCTGCTATCCCCAGCATCACCATTCGGCGTGCTCAGGAAGCGCACATCCCAGCACTCTTGCTCGATTGCATCGAGGCGAGCCTTGTCCTTGCGCATCGCCTCGACCTCGGCGCGGAGCTGGTCGACCTCGCTCTGCCGATGCTTGGTGCCGTCGCGCCGGCCCTTGTCGTAGCCAGACTGCCAGCTGTTGGCATCCGATTGCAGAGCCTTTACCTGGTCCCGCAGCCTATCCCGCTCGGCGGTCAGCTCGTCGATCTCCATCTGCATGCCGCCGCACTGAGCTCGGAGGTCATCGTTCTCGGCGGTCACGGCAGACAGGGCGGCGAGGTGGTGACGTTCTCTGGCCAGGAAGATGCTGTATGCCTCCTGGCTGACCTTTACGGAGCGATCATCGAATCCGAAGTCCACCCCTTCAGCCTCTGCGGGCTGGGCGGCTAGCGCTTTGTCGATGTTTCCACGAAGGGCGCCGGCGCATCCGTCGTCATGCAGGTAGGTGAAGTTTCGCAGCAACTCCAGCAGCTCCCGATCAACCAATACCTTGCTCATTCCACTGCCTCCAGCGCCTTGGCGGGGTAAATCTGCACGCTACCGGCGTGGGCCTCGCTCTCTACGGCGTAGCCTTCCGGGGTCAGTGCGGTGGAGTAGGTGCCGCAGATTCGGCCCTGCCATTCGCTGCCGATGGTCTTCTTCACGCGGTCACCGATGGCGAACTTGCCTTGCGGGGCGGTCTGCGCGATGGGGGCGGCGTAGAGTGGGAACGTCCAATGCGCGCAAGCTCTGTGCGACCATGTAAGTCCACCCGGTGACGCTTTGCGCTTCCCCTCAAGCTCATCGATGACCATTGGATTGATGTAGATAAGCGGCTGCTGCTCGGTCTGCGCGGGGCGGGCTACTTCAACGACGCGCGTGTCGTGCTCAGGGCTGGCCTCGCAGAAGCGGAACCACGAATGACTGCAAGCCATCCAGTCGCCTTCCCCTATCTCGCGCCATTGGAACTGGTATACCGGCTCCGTCTCATCCTGCGCCGTGGCTTGCTCTACTGCCGCCTGCCCATCCCTGAACGCCTGCGCTGCGGCTGTGGCCATGTCGACGGCGGTGTAGGTGTCGGTGGGCTCGGCCTGATGGGATAGGGCGGCGTGATCCTGGCTAGTCATGTGCGAAGTCTCCGTGAAGCTGTTTGCGTAATTCCTGCGCCGCCGATGCTGCCTGTTCAATGTCATCAAATAGCCCCCCGTAATGGGCTACATTTTCAGCTCTCACTCGAACGAGCCACTTACCGCTACGCGAGCACTTCATGACGTTTTTATGTCCACTGGAAGAATTCTTCTGTACCGGCCGGTTGAATCCGTTCTGCGAGATTGTGGCGGGGCGCAAATTATTCTGTGCGTTGTTGGCCCTGTTCCCATCTATGTGATCGATATAGTCTGGCTCTTGTCCGGTTCGCATCTTGTATAAGATGCGGTGCACAAGAAGCCGTCGCTTGTTCAGTGTCACCGTTAGGTATCCATGGAGCTTGCCGGTCGCCATGGTTCCTGCGGCGGAATACCCGCGCCTTACCTTCCAGCGCACAGTGTCTCCAACGTCTTCAAAAAAAGAACAAAGTTGCTCTCTGTCTGGCAAGGAGCAACGATTGAGCCTAGTGCTGTTTCGCGCCTTCGCAGCCCCCAGCTCAGCGCCGAGATTCGTCAGTTCTTTCAGTTCGCTCTGTGTCATGTCCTTTGTCCTGTGTTGGTGGGCGGCAGCGGAAACAGGCGCATTGGCCGATCCCATTGCCGTCCGTGCGGCAGAAGATTGGTGCGTTCATGCAGCGGCCTGTACCTGCCAAGCCCCGCACGCCTCGAAGATCCGCGCGGCCTGCGCCTCGTCCAGCGACGTGCCGCCCGGCATGGCTATCCAGCCGGAGCCAATCAGGTGGTTCGGGTTGCAGCTCTTCACCAGCGCTCGGTAATGCTCCTCGAGCACGCCGGCCAGGCTGTCGGATCGGTAAATGCCCTGCGGCGCGATCTCGCTGGCCTTGATGTACTGCTCGCCCTTCTGGTCGATGCAGAACGCGGCGAGGTAGATGACCCAGCTATGGGCTATGTCGCAGATGGCCTCGGCGATCTGCCGGCTCGGCGCGATGCTGCGGCATGTCTTCCAGTCGACCAGCCCCTGCCGGCCTTCTGGATCCATGTTCACGACTGCGACGCGGAACTGGCGGACAATGGCCCGGCTCAGTTTGTTGAGCCTGGCGTGGGGTAGGTTGCGTTTCATGGCTGGCACACCTCCAGCAGTGCCGCCTCGCTCAGGTCACCAAGCGGCGCGACGTGATATTGGGCAAGCGCGTAGACGCCCCACGGCTTGCCAGTGATTTCCGCCCGGTACGCCGCGTGGCGGATGGCGTCGAGCACGTCGGGGAATCTCATGGCCACTCCTGCCGAAGCATGTCGTTCTGCTTGGCCTGCGGCGTGCCACGCTTGCGCAGCGGGAGGCTGTTCGATACGGCAGAGTTGCGGGCGCCACGCTTGCGGCTGCGCTGGTCCGCCTCCAGGTTGCCGGCGTTGTTGAACGCCACCGGCTTGATCTCTATCGGCTTGCCGATGCTGTCCGGCAGCAGCTGGATCTTTCCGCCAGCGTTCAGGAATGCAGCCGTGGCCGCGTCAATTTGCGCGCGCAGAGCCTCGCCCTGCGCTATGGCATGGTTGTCTATGAGCATGGGTGTGTACCGGGGAGGAGGGCGCGCTGGGCGCCCGGGGTGGATCAGGCTGCGATGTTCTGGAAGGTCAGGCGCTGATGAATCTGGCGGACCCGCTCAACGTCGCCGGCGCAGTACCGGGCAACATCGGCGATGCGGCCAGCCTTCACGAAGTCCCAAACCTTGCTTCCGTCGATGTCGTCTTCGATCTCGCTGCCCTTGCCTGCGATGCCGAAGGCGCGGCACAGCTTGTCGAGGCTGACGCGGTTGCGGGCGCCGGCCCAGGCGGTCATTGTGTCGAATACCGTCTTGTCCCAAGGCTTCGCGTCGAACGGCAGGCACTGAGGCGGGT